AAAATCTTGGCCTTTAAATACTAGTTTGTCACTAGCTACAATATCGGCCCTGTAGCGCATCACAACGCTAGATAATCCTTGCGCGTCTAATCGCCCTAAGTAAAGTTTTTCACCGCCTGTCTTTGGCGTTATCTTGCACCACGGCGTTGCATACTCTACCCATGTAATTGTTGAGCCGCCAACGCCATCGCTGTTATTTTGCTTACGTTGCAGGCTAACTCTGTGACGTAAATCAGCGGCTTTAATGTCGCAGCACTTCACTAGAAAACTACCGGCATTGTGTTATAGGTGCGCGTCATTTCATCAGCGCCACTTAACATAAACGCATCAGCCATTGAGCACCCACGATTGTCATAAACATAAGCCGCAAACATAGTGATCGCGAATTTTAAATCAGCCGGTATGTCGTCAATATCGCCAAGACCTGCTGTGTAGTTAATCAAAATTGCAGGCTCGTCGTTCTCAATTAAGTCAATAACCTCAAGCTCAATTTTTGCCGGTTGTGTTTTTTTAATCTGATAACCTGTAGTTGCAACACCGTAAAGCTTTACCTCTTCTACGCTGATAACATTGGCGTAAGGTAGTAGTATTTCGGTTTTAGTTGCTGTCTTGAGCGTGATAAGCTGTGTGAGCTACTGCTGCCAATAGTCGGGTAATTAGGATAAGTTACTACGCGAGCGCGTGATATTAATTCAGTCTTTAGCCGGTTAATAATAAACTGAGTTGATGCGGTGCATATTTGATTTAACAGCGGGTCGCTAGAATCATCAAGCCTGAGATAATTAGCTAAGTCAGTGCGTCCGATGACAGGAACAAGTGGGCTGGTCGCAATAGTATTAAACGATTGTGAGTTGCTAAATGCTAATGAGTACCGGCTATCAAAAACAGTCATTATTTTTTCTCTGTTTTAATTTTACGCATTTTGTTTTGTGGCGCTTTGATGTAACCGCCGTCAAGTAATTTTTGTGTCATTTCACAGTTTGGATCAAGCGTCTTTTTGTAACCGGCCCGACCAATAAAGCAATTTTCGATTATGTCGTATACAATAAAATCAGTCATATATACCTTAAAATAGCGGGGCTATTAACCCCGCATTATTACTATGCTACGGTAAACGAACCTTTGCAATAAGCTTTAGGCCTGTTAACTGCTAGACACATACGCTCTTCAGCAAGAACCTTTACAGCGTTTTTAATGAAGTCGGTACCGTCAGACTCAGATACACGAATGCTTACACCTTCGCGCTGATATATCTTAGCGCCTAACGTCCAATCTCCAATAAGGAAGTTACCTACAGCAATCGCGTTTGAAACGATTACAGGCACACGCCAAATCTGTGGAGTCTCGCCACTTGTCGCAGCAAATGCTACTAACAGGTAATGGCCGTCAGTCGCTTTAGCAGTTTCAAGGGTCTGGAAGTCAACAGGGTTAAGCAGTAGGCCGTTTATATTGTAGTACTCAAATTTCTGGCACTCAGTAACAGCGGCGCGGATATGCTCAATCATTGCTGCTGGTCTTTGTGCAGCAGTTGTGCCGCTTGCAAGTTGACCAACATCGTTTATCGCGCTATCACCTAAGATGCCTGTAAGGTTCTGACCTGTGCCATTACCGTTTAGGATCTGGTCGTCAGACTCAAGTTGTAAGCCGTATGACAATTCGGTATCAATCAAGCTTTGAACCTGTGGTGCATCAGAAAGAATCTGGCGTGACGCGGGTACAAAGTGAGCGATTGTGCGAATAGGTACAGTAACCTCTTCCCAAACATATGCGCTTTGTGCTTTAGCTGCAAATTCACCAGCACCGATTGCTTGGTTAGCGCCTGTCCCTGACTGTGGGCCTTGTGGGGCAGCGTTATTAGTCGCAGTGGTTTGACGCATAACGACAACAGCATTACCTGAAGCGGGAACAGTTGGGATTAAATCACGTACACGTAGTTGACGCATCCCACCGACTGTGCGGTACACTTCCGGGTCGCGGAATTCAGGTACAAGGCCACCGGCAGAAGCGGCTAGGTTACTAATGTCTTTAAGCTCAACAGACTTGCCAAAGCCATAACCGTTTTTAACTTCTTCGGTATATAGGGCGTGCTCAACAAACTGAGCGCCTAAAGACTTACGGCTTTTAGGTGAAAGGTCAAACTTGCGCTTTTGCTCAATTTCCATTGCGATAAGCTTGGCATCTAGTGCAGCGAATTGGTCGTTAAGCTTAGTCTCAGCAAGTTCGAGCGCTGTCTTTAGCTCAGTAGATACAACACCGGCGGCTTTGATTTCTGCATCGTGCTTGTCGCGGGCCTTTTTAAATTCGGCGGTCGCGTCTGCAAATAATGTTGATAGTTCTTTTATCTCAGTACTCATAATGTATTGCCTTTTATAAAATTATGTAAATTGAAAGTAAGGGTTTCTACATCGTTAAGCTCTGCCTCGCGCAGACTCTTAATCGAGACACAAGCCATTTTGGCGGCTTGCGATTTTGTATACCCTGCCTCGCGCAGAATATGCTCAAGCTCACGCGGGTCGAGGGCGTTTTTAACTTGAGTAATGATTGCTTTTTCGTTCATTGGATAGGTTACAAGGCTGAACTCGATAAGCTCTAGCTCTTTAATCAGTCGAATGCCGTCGTTATTATAATCAACCTCATTAGCCATAAAGCCTATGCTCATTGATGTTATAACGCCGTCTTTCATTAGTATTTTGGCATCACGGCCTAGCGTTGTGTCGCTGATTTTACCTTCGATGTACAGGCCTTTATCGTCGGTCTGCATAATCATAGGCTTACCGATTGGACTGTCTTGCTTGTGCATCCATAGTATTTTCACTTGGCTAGATTTGTCAGCAAGTGTCTTATCGAATGCACCGCGCACAATTATGTCACCACCTCGGTCTAGGTCGTAGGTTGACGCATAGCCTTTAAATATATTGGCTTCCTCGTCCACCTCGTCCATCTTAAAAGCAACCTGCTTGTATTCCATAATCTAGCCTTAAATCATTAATTGGTTAATTTGACCAAGTATTAGCGCATTATAACACTAATTCGTTTGTTTATTCTACTGGTACGATTAAATTGATACATCGGCAGTTTATTACGTTTTCTGCGCTACCATCTGGGTCGCCTGGATAAAGCATAGCCTCGTCACCTACATCGAAAAAATCATCTATACCTACGGTTTGCCCGTCTGCTGCTTCGTGTGTTTTTCGCGTTCTATCCCCTTGCTGTCCGGCTGCTGACCATCGTTTCTTAACATTAATGCCAGTAGCCTTCGCCGCCTCATATGATGCAGATTGTGACGCCGTATGTGTTTCCGTGCGCGCAATTACCCTACTCCTTAGCCGACTGATAGATGAAGATTTTGACGCAATGGCCGCTTGAATATATAACCCTGCTTCACGCTCTGCCAAGTTATCTGCAACGGCTTCGGCTGTGGCTCGTCTTACAATCGCCTTAGCATCTTTTTCAGTAGTGCCTACGACCTCTGTTAGCCTTGCCGCACCATACTTAGCCGCCCAACGTTCACTTGCAAGCCTGTAAGCAGTAGCAGGGTCAAGCATAAAATCTTTAGTTTCTAGGTTGCGCCATATCGATTTTTCATTGGGCTTTATTATTCGCTCACCGAAGCGATTGAATGTTGTGTTCCAATTACTCATTAAAATGCGCTTTATGTTTTCGCGGTGGGTCTCTTGTGCTGCGGTAACCTCTTGCCCTGTTGATGCTTCAATCATAGCCAATGTAGCGCGTTTTATTTCAGTCCTATACTGGCGCTCATACTTGCGCTCAATGGTCGCTAATAGCCGCAACTGAATAGCTCTCTCGCGTGCTAATGAGCTACCGCTTAGCGTTTTCAAATCTCGCTATCCAAATCAATACCACCAGGTAACAATGACGATGATAAATAACCCACATCACTGCCAGCGAACGCTTCAAAGCCTAATTCTAGGCGCTCGTTAATAACATCAAAAGGCACACCCATATCAAATAACTTTCTCGCGTTTTCTAACTTTTTATCGTAAGCCTCTTGCAATGCGGTAATGTTTGATAGGTCGTAACATATCTCTACATTGTCGCCAAATTCAACGGCAAGCTGACTGTTAAGCTGCTGAGTTATCAAGTCAAGCTGTGGAATTATTGTGGCTTCCCATAGCTGTTTATTCATCGCATCAGCATTAGCAAGGTTTACATTTTCAGTAAAACCTATTGCAGATAATGGCACACCAAAGGCCGCGGCTATTTCAGTCCATACGCTCTTACGTGAATTAACAAAATCCATCTCTGCGGCTGTCTGATTAAGTTGTGAAACTTCGCCATTTGTAACAATCGGTGCGCGAGCATTGGCTGGGCCTTGTTGTCTTTCTTTTAGCGCGTCGCGTGTTGCGTCTGCTTGCGCTTGTGTGGCTCCTTCTGGCATCTTTACGCTTATATCACTAAGTCCGCGATTCTGAAAACTTACCTTTTGAAACGCGCCCGCTTCTCTATCAACATCAGTAGCAATTGACGCGCCCATCAATACAGGCATACCCCAAACTGGCGACTGTGGGTTAGGCATTCTAATCTGTATCATGTCTGCTGTGGGAATATCTGCCTTACCTGATTCGCCGTTGTAGCTATAGTTATCAACAAGGTTAATATTGCCGCGGTGTATTTTTACTCGGTCGGTTTCTATTTGCCATAGTTGCACCGGCTTATTTGCCGAGCCTGCTCTAACCTCAGTCATAAAGCAATTTCCGGTTAAGTCTAAAGTCTGGCTTAGTGAGTACATAAACTCATACAGGCTTTGATCCGAATTAGGGCGTTTTAATAATCTTGATAGCGGATGATCATCAGGTGCTTCATTGTCACCGATTTTTACATACCACGGTACGCTTGCAATCAACTTAGCACGCTTTTCGACACACGCATATACAACGGCGCTTGATTGATAGCCTTCCGTAACAGCTTTTTTTGCATCCCAATTGTTTTGACCTTGGCCGTATAATCGCCAGTTAGCCGTAAGCTGTGGCAACGTAAAAGACTTTAATTCAAAAGGGTATGATTCGACCTTTGTATCAAGTTTGATTTTCTTCTTAAACAGTCCGAACATTAACCTTGCCCCTTTTAATTGCTTTGTAAGCGCCTTTAGTACATTCGCCTAGTGTCTTAGTACGTGCGTTAGTAAAGCGGTGGTTAACAAGTTCAAGCCCTTCTGTTGCGTTTCGGGCCTTCTTTCGCATCGCTCGTAATTCTGATTTTCTACCCATTATTAGCACGCCATTATAAAGTTAGTTTGTTTAATTAACGGCTGTAATGCGTATCGTATGCCGTCCATATGATGATTATTATCGTCTACAATTGTTGGTAGTATATCGCCTGTAATACGGTCAACCTTGTAGCTGTAAAGCCTAAACTCTTCTATTGTGAGCTCACATCTCGGATGCACAATTATATTTTTGTAACTACGCATATGCTGCACACCATCTTCAACACTGCCGGCCCATTTCTTGACTGATTGTATATTAGGTAATCCATTGCGCTTTAAATAACTAATCGATTCTGGCCTTGCACAATCCGCGCGAATCACATAATTTTCAATGCCTGGTATATTGGATTTTATAAAGTGGCTTGTGTCGTCAAGCTCTAACCCTACTTTGTTCGCCTCATGGCTTATGTATAAATTACCGTTGGCCACATAACATCGGTTGGCGGTTGTCGGGTCTTGGCTGAACCCAAAGTCCATCCCATGCAACACTTGCCAGTCTTGGCTTGGTTCAAAGCTTTCAATCTTAACTTTACCCGCAAACACTTGCGCTTCACTGTTAGTAAGATACGCGCCTTCCCAAATCCATGCGTACATATTCGCGTCCATGCGCTCTTGTGCTGTAATACGCTGCTCTTTTAAAACTTCTGGCAGCATAGGGTTATCGTAATGATTCATCTGCACAAAGTGAGCGCGCGGGCTAACTTGCTTTCTGCATATACGGTCGGCTGTGCTGTTCTCAACTTTGGGATTGTATATAATCCAAATCTCAGAGCGCGGCGCTCTTACCGTAGG